TTTAAAATTGTCTGAGAGGGATAAAAATTGTCTGAGAGGGGAGGCCAGCCAGCTATATTTATATATATAATATAGATATTAATATTCTACTGTCTGCTACGGTGAATAAAATAGCCAGCTATAATAACCTATTATAGCCAGCTGGTTCCAGCATTTGAAATATTTAAAAATTTATAATATAATATATATAATGAAAGATTATACTCAAAAATAAAAAAATTTTTAAAAAAAATTTTCACTTTTTCACTTGTTTTAAGCAATTTTTTCTAACTTTTCATATAAATTAGCTCAAAAAGTGAAAAAATTTTTAGTTTTAAAAAGAAAAAAGCCCATAAAATGGGCTATTTTTCTTAAAAATTATCCATATATTTCAAATATTCATTAAAAAAGTAGTTTTTAAGTGCTTTTTTGCAGGTTTCTGCGTCAAAAACGAACTTAGGATAGTTAAGATTGTCAAAATCTTCATCAAAGCGGGCACAGAAGCTCTTTGCATTCTCATTCATTACTTCAGTGAACCCTTCAGCAACCGCAGGAGCAATCTCTGCAATATACTCTTCAATTGCCTTAACAGAGGCATCAGCTTCTTCATTAATAATATCATCATCTGTAGGCGGGTACTCAATGTGGATAGGCTTCTTACCTGTTTCTCTCTTGTCATAAGTAAAACTCAACATATATTTAATTCCTTCTTTCTTTATTTTCTATAATAATTATATCAAAAATTTTATAAAAAATCAATGCGGAAAACGTAGGGGTTATATTTCCCCTTTTATTATAACATAAATTTTATATTTTTGCAAGTGCGGCTTCTGCCAGAGCGTGAATATTTTAGCGTTTTTTCCATAATAGAAAATAGAACTATTCAATTGAACTATATTGTCCAAAAATCTTCCCGCCAGCTATTTGCGGGAACGCTGCTATGAATGCTATGAGGCCGCTGCCGACATGCATTTTTTCTGAGTTGGTGGCGGCTTCCCGTTCTCTGATTACACGGGCGCTAGCCGCCCGGCAAAAGCAATGCCGCTGCCAGAGTTGCGCTATAAGGCCGCTATGCAGTTTACTTTTGGGCCCAGTATTCTGGGACCCCAGCGCTATGGTTCGCCCACAAGTGGGCTCACGAGGGGGGATACAAAAGCAACAGCAAATTGTCTGACAATTGACAACTTTGAAATGAATTGTTTAGACAATTGGGTGGGGTGAGTTTTCGGGAAAATTTTACAAAAAATTTACAAAAATTTTTTCAAAAAAAACTTGACAAAGGGTAAAATTTGTGGTAGAATTCGGGGCGCAGCGCCTATGGCGCTAGCCCGCGCCCCGCCGAATTGTATACACATTGTATCTCTTGAGGGTGAATTGTATATACATTATGAGGCAAATAAAAAACGAAAAATCCGCTCTACCCAAGTAGAACGGATTTCCGCGGAGGTAAACACGATATAAAGAAATTTAAAACCAGGTAGGGGCTTGCACCCTATATAGTCTATGCTCTTGGTTGCTAGGGGCTATTTCTTAGCCCCTTTTTTATACTTGCCAAGCTCTACAAAGTCAATCTTAATTGTCTTATCTCCAAGCTTAGCATGGATTAATTTGTTCTCTTTTTCGATTGTGTACTCTATACCGCTTGCGGTGAGTGCATCAGTTACGGTGCTAAACACAACCTTTTTTTCATCTGCTACATGAACCGTTTTAGGCTTGTCACTTGTTTTGCGTTTCTTATCGCTCTTTGCATTTTCTCTGCGGTAGCCTTTAGCTTTTTCATTGAGGGCGACTATTTCTTCACTCTGTATATCTGCCCTATCTTCCGCACTCATTTTCTTAAATGCATCTTCATGGTCAATTGCCCAATCATCAAGCCAACACTGTACGGCTTCATTATACGAACATTTTAAAGATGTTTGTAAGTTTTTAATTTCTTCATCAGGTATGGTTAAAACCTTACCACTTGTTAATGTGTACTTCATGTTTTACCTCTTTTCTTGGTGGCGGTGTGACGTTACCGCCACCACATCTTTTAGTTTCAGCCTATGGTATAGACTGGAGTGTTTTTTGATGTACTCTTGATAAGCACATTCTTTGCTACAAGCTTGTTAAGCATAGGCTGAATTCTCTGTGGTGATAAACCCTTAAGTCTGCCATCGGTTATAGACTTTGTAAACTCTGCCTGAGTAATGAAACCTTTAGAGCGGAGGTTTTCAAACTCATTCACAACAAGTTCCATAAGCTCTTCATTCTCTTTCTGCCTTGCGGTCGGCTTGCGGTTTTCACTACTCTTTACAAGGAGTGCAATCTCATGCTCAATCATTTCTCTATGCTCTTTTGAGAGGGGATAGTCATTAAGAATTTCATTAAAAAGTTCAGTTTTTGTTTTCTTTGCCATTGTTAGCACCTCTTTCTTTGTTTTTTGTAATTACATTATAACATATTTTCTTGAGTTTGTCAAGAAATTTTTTCTGAAAAACTTGAAACAGTTCCAAGTTTTCTACAAGGCATAAACTCAAGTATGGGTTCTACTTTGCCTTTTTTGAGAGCCTTAAGAAGTATAAAACTCTCTATTTCTGCATCATTAAGTGCGGTATGTGCCTCTATGAAATTGATTTCCTTTGCAAGATAGCGGTATGCAATTTCAGCGGAAGTCTTAAAGTATCTTGCACCTACAAAATCATTTTTTATGCAAAATGTTTTATACCGCTTATTATTGAGAAGTTTGTCACAAGCAACCGCCCAAATATCAATTATAGGATAGTCTTTCCCACGAAATTCAAATATAGGAAGTTTATACTTGTCATTTGGCGGCAGGTCAGGTTTTACTTTGTTATAGTAATTCTCAAACTGGGTTTTCTCCCACCAATCAAACCAATCACTATACCAAGCTTTTATAAATCTTTCAGTATAGGATATAGCCTTTTTAAAGTCAAAACTTGCGTTATAAGCACACACACTATGTGAGATTGCCAAATCATGCTCTAACTCTACCGCTATATCAGCCCATTTCCGCACTTCTATTTTGCCCTTTGTTAAGTCCTTATAATACTTGGGACGTTTGTCGGCATAGTAGGCGGTGTTGAAAATATCTGCATCAAAGAATATTTCTTGCACGATATAATTCACCTTTTTAGTTATGTTGCCCTGTCTATCCATTAGCACCCACCCTATATCATAGACAAGTGGTTTTGCAAGAGCAAAGTTACTTTTGTCAATTGCAAGGTCGGTATGTGCCAAGTTAAGGGTAGCAGTTTCGGTGTCAAGCACCAAATAAATCTGTTTTTTACTCATTCTGTTGTTTTGTTTACCTCGTTCTTTCTTTGTTTTTGTACCTTTATTATACTACATTTTGTTCGGTTTGTCAAGAGTTTTTTTAACTTTTTTTCAAGTTTTTTTGTTTGGCTTTCTCTCTCAACCTTACAAGCATAGTATACCACGCAAGAGCCAAAAAGTCAATGTACAAAGTGCACAAAAAATGGGATAAAAATTTGTGAAAAATTTTTTGAAAAATCGCTTGACAAATTCCTAGAGATGTGATATAATGGAAATTTGGGCGGCGGCAGCAAAAGCGGCCGACCGCCGCCCACTGATAAAAAAAGGAGTGACTTTTAGTCACTCCATTGAAAATCTTCTTGTTTAGTCAAATAATAATGAATAATATACCAGTCAATATACTCTCCTATTTTATGTATTATAGTAGGACACATTTCTTCTACTTCACAAATAGGCATACCTTCATCACAATACCAAATATAACAGCTAAAATATTCATGTATAATGTTTTCCATAGCTATATTAAAAAAAGTTCCTTCACCTCTGTTTGGAAAATCTGCGGCTGTTTTGTCACATATTGATTTTAGCTTATTGGTATCAAGAGTTATTTTTATTTCAATTGTGTCTTTAAAAGTTTTTACCATTTTATTCCACCTCACCTTCATATTCATCATCTGCATATTTATAATCTTCTTCATAATCTGCATAATAAGTTCCGTCTACTTTTATTATATGCAGGTGTGATACATAATTATCAAAATTAGATAATACATTAATTATGGCAAGTCTTGCCTCATCATATGTTTTACAAGCAATCATTTTTCTGCCTCCTTTAATCGTAATTCTGCCCATGTTATTACTGCATTAAGCACTCTTTTTTCTACTTCTTGAATTATAGGGTTATCTGCCTCTATCCTACTACAATTTTCTCTCTTACAAATTTCTCTATACTCATCATCATGATGTTTAAAAATTTCATAGTCTATATGTGCAACAACTTGAGCTACAGCTTCTTCAATTATATTAATTCCCGCTTTACCAAAATATTTCATTACTAATAAAGCAATGTTATCTTTTTCAAACTGTCTAAGCATATTATCACCACCTGTTTATTTCTATTTTTGCAATCTCATTCTTAATATCAAAATCTTCACTAGAAGCCACTTTTACTATTTTTAAAGCTTTTTCTTTTGCTTCTTCTTCATTGTGAGCTTGTACTGATAAATAAAGCCAAGCTGGAACTGCTATATTGACGCTATATCTTGTAAGCATACTTTCTTCATATTTTTCACACTCTTCTTTACTCAAAAAAGCTTTGCCATCTTCTGCTATATAAGTTACTGTTGTTTTTACTTTCATTATTTTATCCTCTCTGCAAGGCTCTTATAGAGCCTTGCTTTCGCTTACAAAATACTTTGCATTAAACTTCTTTGCTATTTCTCTAATGGCTAAACTCTCTTTTTGAGTTTTGCTATACACACTAAATACTGTATCAATTCCGCTTGTAGGGACTGCGTTATAGCTTATATTGCCAAGTTTCAGCATCTCCGCCAAATCTTCCGCCCTACTATTCCGTACTGTCATCTCTACTTTCCAAAGCTTATCACGTCTTGCTTTTTCCTCAAACCACTTGACTATGTATACACCCACAAGGTTACATAAGCCTATAATCAAAGCTTTGAGCCAAAGTGGTAGGCTACACATCATGTAGACTACTACAACGGTATACAAGCCATATGCTACCGCATTTGCAAGGGCGGACACCACTTTTCCACCTTTTACTGTCGCTATGCTCTTGACCGTTTGCAAGAGCACATTCACCACATTCAATATAATATAAATTATTAACAATTTCATTTTATCACCTCTACTTTAAGAAATCTTGCCAATCAAAAGGGTAATGTTCTTTTAACAATTCAATGTTATTTTTTACTTTGCCCTCTTTAATTTTTCGTGAGAGTGTAGCACTCCGCCTATACAGTATCAGCCAATTTGAATACCCTATTAATTTATTAAAACAGTTATAACGAGCTTCTATGGTAGTATAACCATTATTTATACTCGAAATGTCATTCATAGCACGATATCTTGCTAATTTACTCCAAGACTTAGGGTGCCACCCATACTGTTTAATGTTAGGGTTGTGTAAATGAGCCTTAGCATATTTTTTAGCTTTAGCTCTTGCTCTTCGCTTTGGATTTTTGCTCATTTTGTTTACCTCTTTTCTTTCTTTATGCTTATATTATAGCAGATAATTAAAGGTTTGTCAAGCTTTATTTCAATTTTTCAGAAACTTTTTTTCAACCTTAGACTTGACTTCCTTACGCACTCTACAGGGTTTCGTTAAGAGTTTTATCAGCCTTTGTTTTTATCTGATATAATTATAACATAACTTTTTCAGTTTGTCAAGTACTTTTTTACTTTTTTTCTTTGGATGAGTCATTCCTTTCTCAACCTTACAAGCATATTTTAGCATAGAAATCAAATTTTTTCAATAGGCAAAGTGCACAAAGTTTCGGGATATTTTTTGTGCAAAATGCCGATAAAAAAGTGCTTGACTTTTTTTGGAGAGTGTGGTATAATTAGAATTTTGGGCGGCGGTCGGAAAGGGCGCTCGAGCGCCGCCCACTGACAAAAAAGGAGTGACTAAATGTCACTCCATTTCTTATATCCACCCTTTCTCTTTCAAATATTCTTCTACTATTGTTTCCCATGATAGAGGTGTTGAATAAATATCCGTTAAACTAAAAGCTATATCGTCTAAAAATACCTCTCTATCATCTTGATTTTTAAAATCAGAGGGTCCATACCATGACAGTATATCCTCTATTGTTTTTATTTTATCTTCATCTAAATCATAAGTCACAGTTATTAGCATTTTAAGACACCTCCTCATTTACAATTTCAGTAAGTTTATTTCCAAATTCAAGAAAATCATGCATCCCATCAGCTATGTCATACAATGATTCATATGTCATTGCTTCTATAATTTGTGGGATATCCATTTCTTTGAATTCAAAGCCATATTTTTTAAGTAGCTGTTTAATTGCATTAATTTTTTCTGTATCTGTCATTATTTTTACCTTCTTTCTTTTGTTGGGGGAGGGGCATTAAGCCCCTCTTTTTAATACAGTCCCTCAAATAACTGTGCGATATCCTGTCGCATCTGTTCCTGTTTCTCCTCAAGGTAGGCTCTATACTGTTCAATAGCCTTTTCTCTTGCTTCCTCGTAGGTTTCGGCGTCAACCGCAACCATATACACGGGAACATCTTCACCAAGTACGTTTTCATTCATTTCTCTTGTGTCAATAACTCTTGCCATAATAAACACCTCTTTCTTATTTTATATTATTAAACAAATTTTGTAACTCATTAAATACTGTCCTTGCAATAGTATCTGTATTACTTATTGAATCATTGCATGGATATAGAAACTGATTAATTTTATTAGTTCTTGTACTAATGTCTAAGCAGATATAAGGCTTATTATCTTTATATAAAGCACACCCATAGCATGACCCATTCACTAAGTAATTACGCCATTCATAATCGCTAAAACAGTTACGGAAATCTCTACCTATTTTTTGACAATCTGAATAGGTATAGGGTATTACTAAGTCTATCTTATGACCATCAATAACCTTATTATATTCAGGAAGTTTATGCTGACGTTTAGCAAACATTTCAAATTTTTGTTTTTCTTTAAAATCTTCAAATTCTTTTTCAAGATGTTCAGAGCCTATCATAAATTCACCATAACTTTTATCTTTAATATAATCCATATGTGATAATTGCATTTCATTGCACATGAGTTCTATACTGTTTATCACTCGTACTATCGTAGGGATTTCTATTTTGTTACTGGGTACAGCATATCTATTACAGATGCGTAAAGCTATAGTATTACTTGTTAACCAATTTGTTAAGTATCTAGGTATACTATTGTTAATTGCATCAATATTATTTTTAATGGCTTGTATTTTTTTATCTTGTGTTTCTATCATATAAGTAATTTGTTTATTATATTTTTTTATGATAGCAAAATCATCTTTAGTTAAATTGGGGAAGAAGTCATTCATATCATGTAACTGTTTTATTATTGTACTTGATAGACCTTCTTCTAAAGCGATAACTGTCAATTCCTTTAAAATTTTTGTTAAATATCCCTCTTGATTTTCCATTACTATTTGTGAAATAGTCTTATTAGGGATATTCTCCAATAATGACAATCTCATATAATCATCATATGATAAATCTGTTTCACACCCAAACTCTTTAAACTGATTTTTATAAGCTAATTCAATAAACATTTTAATTTTATTCTTAAGCTTATCGTTATTAATATTAAACCTATTACGGTCAATATATTTATTTATGTTCGCTAAAAGTTTTGCTGTTGTTAATAGTTTCTTATTTTCTTTAGTCAGCCTTACAGTACCACAGTCTTTATTAAAGGTGATATCATCATAATTTTCTTCTCTCACAGAAGCTTTGCCCAAATCATTAACATCAATTTTATCCATACGCCAGGGATATACGGTATATATATACTCGTGACCATTGGGAGTAATAATTGCTACACCATTTGTAATTTCTTTAAACTGAATGTTTGCCATTGTTGTTTACCTCTTTCCTTTTGTTTTTGTACCTTTATTATAACACATTGTTGCTTGTTTGTCAAGCACTTTTTTATTTTTTTTCAAGATTTTTTGTTTTCAGCTTTTAAGCTGTTTCCTTAACCTTGTAACCATAGTATACTACAAAAGTTTCATTTTGTCAAGTGTTTTTAGGAAAAAAATTAAAAAATATTTTTTTAAAATTTTGCTTGACAAAATCTGTGGAGTGTGATATAATAGAAATTTTGGCGTGCGGCGCCGAAGGCACCCGGCCGCACGCCACTCAATAAAAATAGCCATGTTGGCAAATGTACCCACATGGCTATCTCGGAGGAGGATTTAACAATGATTTGTCAGTTGAAACCTACCGCAAGGAATTGCACCTTGCACCAATTGCGCATTTGGCTTTTTTATAGTAGGTGTATATTCGCCCTCCCTTGTTGTGAAAGCTGGGTTTCATTATACCAAACCACTGACGGTCACCTTGCTCTATATGGTTAACAAGTCATCCCCTTTTCCTCAACTTTTTTGATGAGTGGTGTGTTCAGAAAAAGTAGCTATATCTCACCACTTAAATGGACTATTTAACCTCATCATGTAGCGCCGTCCTTGCGTGGTCACTGCTTGGATTGTTTAAAGAGTCCCTAACCAGTAACTGTCATCCCATCCTCTGAGCGGTTGTGGTGGATTCGAACCACCTTGCCCTTTCGCGAATGTGAGGGCTTCCATTCAACCATATCTTTAGGGGTGGCGTGGCTTTGCCACCCCTTCGGCTTATACGGCTCACGCTCTTGCGAAGAGCTTTGCACCGTTATATCCCTCAAATTCTTCGGCGGTAAGGGCTACAGGTTCCTTGAGAGCCTTGTAAGCTACTGCCTTACCTTCTCTTACGAGAGCCTTAAGACGAGGGCTGACTTTCTGAGAAGTCCACTCTGCATCAATTGCGTGTGCAATTGCAGTTGCGGTTGCAGGAGTTTCGGTAAGTGCGTTATAAACTGCCTCAAGGGTCTTTGCATCTTCCTCAATCTCCGCCTTAGTCTTGCCACCGTTTGACTTGCGGTTTGCAAGGGAAGTCTTAAGCTGAACCAACTTTGCATTAAGGTCGGTATCCTCATTTACATCTGCTCCATTAAGCACTGCTTCGAGTGCGGTTACATATGAATACTTGTCTGCCATAATTTAGCACCTCTTTCTTTTAATTATTTTTTATTTTTGTAAGTTTATTATAACATATTTTTTAGTGCTTGTCAAGCCCTTTTTATTTTTTATTGTTATGTGGGTGAAGCTCTTGTCATTTTGTTTAGCACCTCTTTTCTTATCTTGTGTCTTTATTATATCATACTTTTTTGAGTTTGTCAAGAAGTTTTTTAACTTTTTTCTGATGTTCCGTATCTGTCACAGGCGACCCACCCTACTCAAGTTTTTCTTTCTTAACTTTTGTACCTTTATTATAACATATTTTTAAGAGTTTGTCAAGAGTTTTTTTAAGATTTTTGTATTCCGACTTACGAGGAAGGGTTTCTGTCTTTTGTCTATCTCTTAACTGTCTTAAGTATACCACAAAGCAAGGGAAAAATCAATATACAAATTGCACAAAATTCGGGAGAAAAAATTGTGCATTTTTTTCGCATTTTTTGCTTGACAAATCTTGGCGGCTGTGGTACAATGGAATTTTGGCACGCGGCGACTTTGTCGCGGGCCCGCGTGCCACTGAAACGAAAAAAGCTGAGCCTAGGCTCAGCTTTCTACCTCTACATGTGATTTAACTAATCCACCAATTAAGCCCCAAACTAGCCATACTGCCAAAGCCCTCAGCCATGTAAACTTAAAGCCAAAAGCCACGCAAACTAGCTTGTAAATTCCTGCGACAATAAGGAAGCTTAATCCAATTGCCGCCGCTACCAAAAGTATAATTGCAAGTCCTTTTAAAAATGTTTTCATCTTTTTATTCATCTCCAAATATTTTTTTAAGCTTTAAATAAAGCTCTCTTCGTTCATTATTATACGCTTTGTCAACAGGAAAACGGTCTGCATCATTCAATATTCCCTCTTTGATTGTAAAACTTGCATCTGGGTCGCACCACAAATAAAAGTCTTTCCATGCCTCTGCCTGTTCTCTACTTCTAAAAAATTCAGGATAGCTATCGCCTTCTTCCTCTAATACATAGATTTTTATTTTGCCCGTATCTTCCATTTTTTTCACTCCTTATTTTTATCCTTTTCATATAACATATTATAAATTGTATCTACTGTTAAATCATCATAATGATGATAATTAAATTCTGGGACTATGTATTCATCTAATGCCTCAAGAACATAATCGGTAACTTCATTATGATTAGCGTTTTCACCGAGTACCCGTTCTGCTTCATCTATTATTTCTTGTATAGTTTCTATAAGTATTTCATACGTTACGGTAACTTTCATTTTTTTACCTTATGGCGGCTACCCTAAGGGCAACCGCCGCCCTTTCTCTTAATCTTCAATTTCTTCTCTAATTTTCAGCATGGTTGCAATTCTGTTCTGCAAAGCTCTAAGCTGATTTTCAAGACTTTCAATTTCTGCATCAGAAGTATAAGTTTTTATTGTATCTTTTAATGTTTCAATACGATAATCCATTTTCTCTTCATTTACAGTAAAGAAGTTTCTGTAGTTTGAAATGTGCCTTTCTGTGCGGTATCTGTTTTCTTCTACCATGTTCTCTCTGATATATTTGTGAACTTTTTTAGGTAGCTTTTCAATATCTTTAACAGGAATACTTCTTGTTGTTTGCATACATCTATACCCATTCGGCTTTTCTGCCATGACATATACATCTTCATTAAGACCGTTGCCAAACATAGCTTCTTCTCTTGTATTAAAGCCTCCGCCATATCTAACAGTGTCAAGTGACAAAAGCTGATTACCAGTTACGTGCCTTACATAGTCATACTGCTTTTTGGTGAATTCTGTATCACCAAAAATTTCTTTGATTGTTGAAAGTGTGTTAAATTCTCTGATTGTGTTTCCAAGTGATGCCATAATTTGTTTACCTCTTTTCTTTCTTTTGTTTTTTTGTACCTTTATTATATCATAGGTTTTTGTTTTTGTCAAGACCTTTTTTTATTTTTCTTTAGGATTTTTTCACCGCCTTGACTTTCGGTGCACTTCCTTCATTTGATAGTCTTATTATAGCAGATAATAGGATATTTGTCTACTGGCAAAATGCACAAAATTGCTAGCAATTTTTTGGTAGTATTGCACAAAGAGAGTCAAACGGCACGCTGCGGGCAAAACCCGGGTCAGCGTGCCGCCAAATAAAAGAGGGCGTTGCCGCCCTCTTCTTAATGGTCAAATCTTATATAATGCTTAAACCAGTTCTCACCAAAGTAGTCGATAAGCTCTTTCTCATACTCGGGATATTTCTCCCAGATAGTCAGCTTATAAATGGTATCATAGTCCATTGTGCAAATCCAATTGCCGCCAGCACCTTTAAAGAATCTTAAGTGGTCTAATATCCAGTTCATTACTTCTTGTTTCTTAATGTTGTAATTCACTTCCATAAGTGTTACAACTTCTGTCATAAAAATTGGTTCAATTTCAAAATCTATAACTTTTACTCCGCTCATTTTAGGCTCAAACTGCATTATGGTCACCTCCTAATCCATAATAGTTATATAACATTATTGCCACATCTTCGTTACTCTTGATGACTTTTCTCAAACGGAAGAAAGTCATACTATCTGCAAAGTGCATTGTTTCCAAATCATCAATATGTTCCATAAGAGTATTATACATCAATTCTGTCATTATTTGTTTCTCCTCTCCATTTTTCGCCTTAAAGCACTGTTATAGCGGTGTGCTTCCACTACTGCATTAAGCATTACTAAATCTTCGTGCCTGTTTACAAAGTCGATGAACTCATCTTTGATTTTCTGATTTGTGGGATACATTTCACACATTTCTTGAATTAACTGTTGTTTGTTCTTCATGGCTTTGTTCCTCCGTTCTTTATTGTAACTAAAGTATATCACACAATAGGGAAAAAGTCAAGTAGGCAAAATGCACAAAATTCGCCTAAAAAATTTGGTAGTATTGCACAAAAAGCTAAATGCGGAGCCTGCACGCCAAAGGCAGCCGAGCAGGCTCCGCCAAGCAGAGCCCGCATTTAAATTTCATCTAAGTGGATTACTGGATAGGTGAGTGTGGTGAAATCCTCGGCAAGAACTTCATGCTCAACTTTGATATGGCTGAACTCGAAGAAGCGTTCTTTACCGTCTGTAAAAAGTATTTCATCATCGAGGTTGGTGGTCAAAAGAAGTTCCTGAATAAAATCTCTAACTGTCATGTTATTTTCTCCTTTCCTTTGCCTCGGTAGTTTCAAACTGAATTGCTACACTGTTGATTATGTTCAAGCACTCTCTGTATGCGGCAATCTTGCCTACATAGTAGTTTATGTTGCCATTGCTCTTTTCGTTTTCCATTTTCTCTCTTGCTTCTTTGCGAAGCATATTGATGTCATCTTTCATTGCGTTTATCATTTCATATGTTCTAAGTGTCATTGTTTTGTTCTCCTCTCTTGTTTATAGTCTTATTATATCACACCTTGCGGATTTTGTCAAGCTTTTTCAGCACCTCTATGATATTTTTTTCATCATATGCAGTTCCGAACCAATTATCACGGTTTTGCTTTTCATCATCAAAGAGTATATCCTCAATATCACCGAAGTTATTTTTCGGCAGTCCGTAGGTTGTGATTATGATTTCATCAAAAATCTTGCCAAAGGTATCATTCAACCATTCTTTTTTTACTACTGCTACTTTTTTGTTAAAGGGCTTCTTGGCGTTCTTGGCAAGCCAAGTTATGACACCGATTTTCCAACCTTTAGCTTTCAGCTTATTGATAAGCCTTACAAATTCTTCTACATCAACAAGCGGTTCTGCCACTGCATAAGGGTGAGGGTTTGCATCAACAAGGTAGTTCAACCAATTGGGCACACCGTAGAAGTTTGCAAGAGTTCCGTCCATATCGAAGTAAATAGCTCTCATTTTTTGTTCCTCCGTTCCTTTGATGATACAAGTATACCACATTTAGGGTAATTTGTCAAGTGGTTTGTGAAAAAAAATTCAAAAATTTTTTCTACAAGAGTAGTATAATAAGAGCAATGCGGGCTGCTGGCGCGAAGTACGCACGCCAGCAGCCCGCCCAGGACTGCCGCCGCACTTTTGGAGGATTCTATGATTTTGTCAGTTGAGTTGCTCGCTTGGGACTCGAACCCAAATCATCAGCGTATGAGACTGATATCCTACCTATTAGAAGAGCCAGCTACGGTTCGGATTGGTTTAGAACCAATCCGACATCATTAAATCTGCAAGTTCAATAAAGTTTACATGTTCAATTGCTCGCATTGCCCAAGTATAAACATCACTGCTTGTATGATAGTTTGCGGAGAAGGCTAAGCTTTCTTGTACAACGTACTTAAGTTCATTGGCAAGGTCTGCGGTCATTGCTTCTTTATCTCCCTTGTAATCTTCAAGCATGAGTTCTGGGTCTGAATAGAAATCTTCAAGTGAAGAGTTTGAGAAAAATTCTTCTTGGCATTTATATGTTTCGTAGTTTGTAAATCCATTACACATTTTGTTTACCTCGTTTCTTTGTTTTGTAAGCTTATTATATCATAAAAGGGGCTTTTTGTCAACCCCTTTTATGAAATTTTTTTAACAAATTGCGGTGTACTTGTTATCGCAGCAGAAGAAACCGCCGCAGTTTGTTACGCACCACGCATATTCATCCTGAGAGAGAATCTCACCCGTTTCATCGTCTATTGTGTCTACCCAGGCGGTATACTCATAATAGTCGATATAAGGGAGTGTGCTTTTCAAGTAGTGCATTACATCGTCCAAGTTGTCAAAAGTTTCGTCTCCGATAACCTCGAAGCCTGTGGTGTCTGAAATCTGTACCGAGTATGTCATTTTTGTGTCCTCCTTGTTTTCCTTTGATGATACAAGTATAACATATTAGGGGATAAATTGCAATAGGCAAAATGTACAAAATTTGATAGAAAAATTTGTGGAAAATGCACAAAATGAACAACACGGCTCGGTTGCCAAAGTTACGCTGGCAACCGAGCCGCTCATTTCTGAACGACTCGGTTCTTCGCCTATATGTCCTTTCCTACTTCTACGAGCATATCCTCGGCAACCGCCTTTATGCTCATTTTCTTACCCAGTGCGTACAAGAGAAAATCTCTGTTTTCAGCTAGTGCGTTCTGCACTTTTTTTACTGCATATTCCCAGTTCTTAGCGGTGAACTCTGTAGGAAGCTTAACCAAGTTAGCGTTACGTCTGATTTTGTACATCATGTCTGTTTACCTCATTTCTTATTTTGTAATTAAATTATACCATAGATTTTTTCTTTTGTCAATAATTTTTTGAAAAATTTTTTTGTGTGGCGGTGGAGCCTTAGCCCCACACATCCCACATTTTATCAGTTTCACCTTTTGCGATGAAGTAAGTGTACTTGGTACCCATGTCCCAAGTTTCAGCACCACGCAGACGCTGTACATTTGTGCGGTATCCGTTAAGGTATGTTACAAGGGTAACACCGTGAACATCATCAAGCTCTGCAGGGTCATACTGACGGTATGCCATCTCACGGCAGTCAGCATTGTGGGTAAGCATTACCTCGGCGAGGTTGTTGCCTGTGGTGGTAACCGCATAGTCACCGTTGAAAGTGGTAGTAAGTGTGTACTTCATGTTTAAGTCCTCCATTCCTTTGATGATACAAGTATATCACAATATAGGATAGAAATCAATAGGCAGATTGCACAAAAATGCACGTAAATTTTTGTGGAAACTGCACAAAAGAGATCAAACGGACGGCTGCGCGAAAAAGCACCGCCAGCCGTCCGCCAAAAGAAAAGAGTAGGCGTTTCCGCCTACTCATATTCTACTGTCCAGTTGGTGACGTAGTAGTAACAGTCATCTTCAGGGTTGTACTTGTACAGGTCGATTCTGTGTCCTAATCTTGACCACTCTACTGCTTCTCTGTGGTTTGCGGTCATCTTATTTGTAACTGTGTCATGGTATGCCATTTCGGGACCCTCCTTTGTTTTTTGTAACTTTATTATATCACATTTCCATTGCTTTGTCAAGCATTTTTTCTAATTCTCTTCTGTTGCGGTATTGCCTATTAAGGGCACACCATACGCAAGAGCCGTGGTTGCGGCAAGTCTTATCAACTGCCTTGTGTCCTGTGTACTGTTTGCGGTGTTCTTTTCCGTGTTCAATTGCTTTATACATGCTCATTTTGCCGCCTCCTTTTTCCTGAGCCTAGCAGTATGCCAGGCTCATTTTTCTCCAGCCAAGAATTGAAATCTGATTGTGTGCCTTGCCTATTGCGAGTGCCTCACGCTTAAGCGTTACACGCTTGCTCAGGTCGATATACCATATGCCCTCGCTAAACCAGATACCGCAGTTTCCGCCGTATGACTTAATAGCCTTCATAGCTTCCCTTATGTCGGTGGTTTCAATGCCTTCGGTAGCAACCTGCCAGCCTGTCTTATAAGTAATGGGCTTGCCGTTCTTAAGGGTAAGTCCGCCGTTGTTTGTAATCTTGCGAAGTGTGCGAATGTTAATCATATTTTATATCCTCCGTTCCTTTACTGTACCTAAAGTATATCATATAACGGGATAAAAGTCAATATACAAAATGCACAAATTTTGGGGTAATCTTTTGTGGAAGTTGCACAAAAAGGAAAATGCGGCTGGCGGACAGCAAAAACCGCAGTCCGCCAGCCGCCCGAAACACAAAAAAGAGGCTTACTCAGCCTCTTTGGGAACGACTATGCGTTTTACCCTATAGATGCGGATTATGTTCTCCGCAGGCTCTATGGCGGTAGCCTTCTTCCAGGCTTCCCTCAGAGAGTGTCCAAACACGTTGAACGTGCAGGCACCGTAAGAGGTATCATTGTTGGTGGGGAGAGTATCGATTCTGAACATATACATAGGGCAAGTCCTCCATTTCTTTTGATGATATAAGTATACCACATTTCGGGCTGAAAAGCAATAGACATTTTGCACAAAATTCGGGGCGATCTTTTGTGCAACCTGTATAATAGAGACAAAGCGGCTGGCACACCTGAAAGACGCTCGTGTGCCAGCCGCCCAAAAGAGGGCTACCGCTATTTAGCGGTAGCATTTAGGACTCTGTTTGAATTCGTCTATGGCGATTTCCTTGTCTACACTCTGTGTACCTTCATTCCAAGTATAGAAGGCACAGAAACCAGGCACATCTCTTAAGTCATATCCCACTATGTAGCACTGCTCTATGCTCTCATCAATTGCGAACAAATTGCATACAGCTTCTTCAGCATCTTCAAGGAAGTTGTACTCGAAGATTTCATCGGTAGCAGAGTTTCTAAATACTCTACCATATCTGCATCCAGTGTGGGTAACAGTAATTTCATAGTACATCATATTGAATACCTCCGTATCTCTTAATCTAATAAGATTATAGCATATATCGGGCATTTTGTCAATAGGGTCTGATGAAAAAAGTTGAAAAATTTTGTTAGCCGAGGCCAACTATAGCCAAATGCGGGGCGTCGACCGAGTTGACAGAGGAAGATGCTCGGCGACGCCCCGCCCGCCTTACGGCTCAGTCTCAGTTTTAGAGGAAGTGGGCTTATGCCCACATCCTCTTTTATTTGGTAAGGGCTACTCGGCTACAAAGTAGTCATAGCCCTCCATGAGCAGGTCTCTATGATAAGTTCCCTCAACCCAATCGTAGCGAATGATGAACTTGCCATTGTAACCAAAGTTTCCGTCAATGTAGGTGGTGAATGGAACCTCTACATGTGCGGTATAGTTTTCATAAGTGGGTGCGCCGAAAGTTTCATCAAGCACATGGTCAACCTTTACAGCGTGCTGAACATATGCAATGTCAGCGTCAGCGGCGGTAGTGGTTACTGCCTTAAGTCCGTTTAAGATAGTTACATAAGTAGTCATAAAAAACCCTCCTATAATATGGTTTATTTTGTGAGGCGGCGGTTATGCCGCCTCATGTGGTTTAGTAAATGTGACGTCCGTCAACTACATAGTGAGTAAAAGTGTTTCCGTTCCAGTTGCTAGTGACGCGGCGAACAAAGTGAAGTTCACCATCAAAAGAGAGAGTAACAGCATTCTTGTCGGTATATCCGCCACAAGAACGGGTTGAAGTTGTGCAAAGGTACGCGGTAAAGCCGTATGCTTGCAGGCGACGTGCGGCACGCATAGCCTCGGCAAAAGTAGCATAGAACATGCTTGCGAAAGTAACGGGTGTCCAAACCTCAAACGTAGTTTTCATAAAATCCTCCAGTCCGCTCAATCAAGAGCTTATCTTTATTTTCTGAATTAAGTATATCACACAATATGCCAAAAGTCAACACTTTTTTATTGGTAATTTTCCACAAAGATCAAGGGTGCTTTTTGTACATTTTGCACAAATCGAAAAAAGCCTTTGTGCAAAGTGACGAAATTTCGGGCTGTTTTAGGCGGCTTTTTGTGCATTTTGTATATTGTGCAAGTTGCACAAAAATCGATCAGCTTAAAGGCGAATTTTTGTGCAAAGTGCCGAAATTTAAAAATTTTTTATTGTATATACAATTATGCAAAATGTCTGACAGATCAGCTGTATGAAGGTAATTGTCTATACAATTCCAAGCTGTATGCACAATTCGGCATATGCGGGAGAATTGTGTAAACAATTCCAAATCGTATAGACAATTAAAAAATATTGGGGGTAATTGTATATACAATTTGCGGCGCGCCTTCGAGGTTGACATAAGGGGACACGCGTGGGCGCGCCGCCGCATCCCGTACTTCGCCCTTTAGTTTTTAATGAGTGAGTCGGCTTATGCCGGCTCCCTCAAAAGCAAGAAGCCCGCTGCCTCAATCTTACGCACCTGCTCACTTGTTGCGGCTATAGTTCCGCAATATGAGCCCCTATAATAAACTCTAAACATTTTAAAATCCTCCTGTATTTTTATATATTTCGGTTTTTGAAAGAGAACCGAAAAACTCTTTATTGCTTTATTGATAAAGACTTTTTTGTCTTGCTATTGTGCAACGATGTGCAAATTTTATTGAAATTCCTATATTATTCACATATAAATCACAACCTTTGTAATATGGTACCCAGTCCTTAACCCACTTTTGACCGTGATATTCTGTTATAGCCCTTTCAAACGCCTCACCTAAACAACAGCATTTTTTTGTTCTGTCTATAAATGTAATAAGCTCATCAATTGTACAAAAGTATGTGCAATTTTTTGATTTTAATACTTTTCTTTTTATGGTTTCAGTGAAGTTCATTCTTAAGTTTCCTCTATCCATAAAAAGAGATTTTTTAATAAGCTTTTTAGTTTTCCACATGTAAATGTTATCATGGTATAAAAAACCTATTATATACATGTCATTCTTTCGGTTTCCGTTATACTTTGCAATTGCTACGTTTAACGATGTTATCATTGTATCACCTCACAATCTTTTGCGGTTTTTAAAGGAAAACCGCAAAACCTGCGTAATTTTTACCAACGAGCAAATAAACCGTTGCAATTTTTAAAGCTGTTATTGAAAAAATCATAAACTTTGTCAGTGTTTTTGCACTGATTGCCAAAATATGTGTATTTTCGGTTTACCCTAATTGTACCGTCTAAATTGAAATCATAAACAACCTTATTGATAATATAATCATGTTTGTTTTCCTTTATCGTTTCAATTGTAACAGATACACAAACAGCGCCATAGTCACCGATTTCACGAGCAAGCTTCAATGCTTCGCTCAAGCTTGCACATTCCTCTTTTTTCAATGAAACACGAAAACCGTATTCCATTGTATAGCTTACCTTGTAACTTGTTTTAATTGTTGCCATAAAATCCACCTTTTTAACCTTTCCTTGTGTATTCCGTGTGGCGTTAAACACGCCACACGTTTATAATTTCATAGTTTTCAAAATGTTCAAAAATATCTTCCCACCGTTCTTCCGAAAGATAATTATTCAAATAATCATCATAACATTCTACTATTGCAACGGTTTGTTCAATATCGTCCAAGCTTGAAAATTTGATATTGTACCAAGTAGAATCAACCTTAACGTATACCGCTGTAATGGTAAAGCTTTCCAATTCTTCAGACGTGAAAGCATCAAAACAGTTTGCAAAGTCCTGACCCTCTTCGCCGTCAGGTGTCATAAAATCATACATGATTTTGTAACCATAGTGCACGCTATAGCGTCCCATAATTTCCTTAAATTCATTCAAGTTTACATTTGTGTTTGCGTTCATAAAATCCACCGTTTTAACCTTTCGTTTTTTTGTGTGCCTTGTTTTAAAAGGCAATTATAAAATATCACATATTTTTCTATTTGTCAATAGTTTTTAGAAAAAAAGTTAAAAAATATTTTTGCGGCGGCTTTTGGTTTGTGTGGGTGCGTTTATAATATGGATTTTGTAACAGATATATATATAAATAGGCGGGGGGCGGATCGTGGGAAAAATGGCAGAGTTAGCATAAGATAATCATGAGTCGCCCCAATCCCCGACTGAAATTTTTTTTCAAAAATTTCAATGACTGAAATCTTCTCTCAATTTACAGAAAAAATAAAAATAACTAAAATAACAGCTTGCATTTCTAGAAAATTTTTGGTATAATTAGTTTAAGAGTAAAATAAAAAAAATATATAAGGAGCACACATGATACTGAAAAACGACCTAAAGACCCCCGAGGAGAGAGTCGCCTATGTAACTCAAATCTGCGAAACCACTCCTCAGGAAGAATTAACCCCTCAAGTGTTGCTTGCCTTATCTGACTATATAATAGAAGCAATCCCCAAGGCGGAAAAACTTAAACATACCATAATAACCAAAAACCGCCAGAAACACATCAACCGCCGCGAGACCTCATATCAAGGAACTGCGGACAAGCTTGAAGGCGGTGAAGATGCTATGTTTAACATTATAACAGATAGCGGGCCCGAGCAATACCTAGACCATAAGGAAGATGAACCCTTTACCCAAGCTCTCTTAGACTCTTCCCCAGAACTGCGGGAACTCCAGGCAAACATCTCCTCTATCGAGGCCCAAATACCCGACGCTACCGGCCGCCGCAAATTCCTACTAAAGCGGCAAGTGATAGAGATGCGGCAGGAGCAATATGTCATCCGCGCCTCTCTAATTCAACCTGTCCGTTGTACATCAGTCACTCGCGCCTTCGCGCACTTAGACCTTAGTGAAAATATAACTGTACAACCAGATGGAACTCTTATAACAGATGGCATATGTTCACTATACAACCCCCGCCACGTTGCGGCAATCCTTCATAATTACGAAGCCCTTCTTCTTCAATCTAAGGGGAAATTTAACTCTGACTCTTGGTATTTTATGATGGATTTTAAAAAACTTTTTGAAAAAGACTATGCGGCGGCTGCACCTATGTATTTTGATATAGCCATGCTCAAAATAAATGGCTATTCCAACACACAAATACAGGCGGAAATCCGCAACAAATACAACGTCCTTCATTCTCTTGAATACATCTCCACCCTTTGGACAACTAAAATACCTGCGGCAATCGCTGATCTTGCGGTGGCGCAATACCTTGATTGGTATTACCTGAATCAAGCTAAGGGGCGCTATAAAAAATGCAATAGGTGTGGACAAATTAAATTAGCCCTTCCCCGCTACTTTTCAAAAAATGCAAGTAGCAAAGATGGTTTCTATTCCATTTGTAAGGAATGTAGGAACAAGAAAGGAAAGTAAAAAATGGCAGTTGTGAAAAAATATTGTCCGCGCTGCAATCGTGAGATGTCAGACGTAAAATTCTTTACATTGCGGGGTGGGGAAAAATTTGAATTATGTAAAGAATGTACATGCGCCCATGTAGATAACTTTGATGAAAAGACTTATCTCTGGATACTGCAGAAGGCGGATGTTCCTTATGTACCAGATGAATGGGCAACTATTCGAGATAAGGTAATACAAGAGAAAGGTTATGAAAACTTATTAAACACTTCTGTTGTAGGTAAATATCTCTCTAAAATGAAGCTCACACAGTACAAGAATAAGCGGTGGGCGGATTCGGAGAGTATGCAGGCGGAAAGGCAGGCAGCAAAGCAGGCACTGCTAGAGCAGGCTGAGAATAGAAAGCAAGATGCAAAAGAAAAGCTAGATGCTGGTTCTATAACTCAAGAGGAATATGATATAATTACCTCAGCGCCTGAGATAAAAGAGGAAGAACATTTACCACCTCCTACTCCAGAACAGATTGCGGGATTCGGAGATAGGGAGGGTGCCATTCAGCCAGTCTCCTCATTAGATTTATTTAATGAGAATAATTTTATTCCTGAAGATGAATTACCAGACCCCGCAGCAGAATTAACTCAAGACGAGAAGATTGAATTGGCTATGCGGTGGGGACGTTTGTATTCCCCTCAAGAGCTTCTTTCCCTTGAAAAATATTATCAAGAAATGCAAGCGTCATTTGATATACATGATGCAGATACTATGAACACACTTCGTCTATTGGCTAAGACGGTACTTAAGATGGACCAGTCTCTAGACCGAGGTGATACAGATACCTATTTAAAACTATCTAAGGTGGCGGACATGCAACGCAAATCCGCCAAATTTACAGCAGCACAGAATAAAGCAGATAATATTAATGTGTTTGACTCCGTTGGTGCGGTGGTTGCCTTATGCGAAAAAGAACAACATTTTATACCGAGATATGTACCAGATGATAAATATCCATTAGATAAAATTGATTTAACGCTAAAGGATACGCAGACTTACCTCTATAATTTAGTTACTGAAGATTTAGGTTTCAGTCAGCAATTGGAAAATGCAATTAAGACTCTACAGAATAGAAAACAAGCGGAAGAGCTTACTGAGAAAGAAATAGAGCTAGACAGTTATTATAATGCAGATAGAAAAATTCTTGATGACGAGTCTTTTGAAGATTTCTATGAATCTATTGAAGAACAGAGGGCGGCAGACGCTGGTATTGTGGCTACCTTAGACCTTTCTAAACAGGAGGAGTAAGATGGCATTAAAAGATTTAATAAAGATTGATGATAGCTTAAGAAAGATTGGTATTTCTCAAGAACGATTAGAAGCTATAATGCCAAGGCTTAGAGAACAATTTGCCTTTTGGCGAGAGTATCCAGATTTATTTGTAGATTTTATGTGTGGTATAGATGAAAAAACTGGAGAAAAAACAAAAGAGACTTTAAACTTATTCTTTTATCAGCGAGTTTTCATGCGTGCTATAATGCGGCATAGGCTAGCTTATTGTACGTATCCCCGCGCCTATTCAAAGTCATTTCTTAGCTTCTTAGTCTTAATAATTAGATGTGTCCTTTATCCTGGAGCTCAATTATTCGTTACTACTGGCGGTAAAGCGCAAGCAGCTAGTATTGCAAAAGAAAAAGTTAATGAAATTTGTAAACTTGTACCTGGTTTACACAATGAAATTAACTGGACTAGAGGCGCATCTAAGGAAAGCCGCGAATATGTAGAATATGTATTTAAGAACGGCAGTAATTTAGCGGTTGTTGCTACTAGTAATGCAACTAGAGGTCAACGTAAAACTGGCGGACTCCTGGAGGAGGTCATCTTGATAGATGGGCAGCTTCTCAACGAAGTAATTATTCCGCTTATGAACGTTGATAGATTATTACCAGATGGAACTAGAAATGAAGCAGAACATATAAATAAAAGTCAAGTATATATAACTACAGCAGGATTTAAGCAGACTTTCGCTTATCAGAAGCTAATTGAAATAGTTATTCTTCAATTGATTAATCCTGAAGATGCTATTGTACTTGGCGGGACATGGCGGGTTCCGGTGCTTGAGCATCTGCTCTCTAAGAACTTTGTTAATGAGCTAAAAGATGCTGGAACATATAATGAAGATTCGTTCGCTCGTGAGTATGAAAGTCACTGGGTAGGAGACTCAGAAAACGCCTTCTTCTCATCAGATATCTTCGATAAAAATAGAATATTGCTACAACCAGAATATGAATATTCTGGAAGAACTTCTAAATCTGGCTATTATATTCTATCAGTCGACGTAGGACGTAAAGGATGTACCAGTGAAGTGTGCGTATGGAAGGTAACGCCGCAAGTGCAAGGAGCTAGTATTAAAACATTAGTTATGCTTTATTCTTTTGATGAAGAGCACTTTGGTTTGCAAGCAGCTCAACTTAAACGTCTTTATTATAAGTATAAAGCTAGACGATTAATTATAGATGCTAATGGTCTTGGTATCGGTTTAGTAGACTTTATGATTATTCCTACATTAGACCCTCAGACTGGAGATACATATCCTCCTTTTGGCGTAGATAATGATGAAGATGGAACTTATAAAAAATTTAAAACTCCAGACATGGAACAAAATGCAATGTGGCTTATAAAAGCTAATGCCCCGATTAATACTGAAGCTCATACTAATGCTCAAACTCAATTGTCTAGTGGAAAAGTAAAAATGTTGATAGACCAAAATACAGCAAAAGCTAAATTGTTAGCTACAAAACGTGGACAAGAGATGACAGTAGAAGAACGTAATAAATATTTACAGCCTTTTGTTATGACTTCAATATTAAAAGAGCAAATGGGTAACTTAATAGAAGAAAATGAAGGAATTAATATTATTCTTAAACAAAAAAATAAATCAGTTTCAAAGGATAGATTTTCAGCTTTTGAATACGGGTTATATTATATCAAGCTAGAAGAAGATAGTAAGAAACGTAGAAGGGGCAGTAGACTTGCAGATATGTTATTCTTTAATTAAATTTTTGGACAAATTCTGTTAAAGACTAATATATAATTTTAATATAAAATATGAATTAATAAAGGTGAAGAAAAATGAAAGCTTCAAGAGGTGAAATTACTATTTGTGAAATCTTAACACAAAATGGTATGGTTTTTAAAGAAGAATATAGCTTTCCAGATTTAGTTAGTGCAACTAATGTACCACTTAGATTTGATTTTTGTGTTTTTGATGACGATGGAGATATTGATTTTTTAATTGAATATCAAGGTATTCAACATTATCAGCCAAAATCAAAATTTGGTGGCTTAGCTGGTTTAGCAAAACAACAGTATCATGATATGCAAAAACGTGAATACTGTAAAAAACATAATTTAAAACTTGTAATTATTCCTTATACAGATGAAGGAAAATTAAGTTATGACTATATTATGCGGGCGGCGGGATATTGAGGCCGCCTGTAAGAAAGAGGGTGTATAATGGCGACTTTAAAAAATATAATAGAAATGCCACAGGCATCTCCGCAGCGTACATATAAAGACTTAAAGATAAGTAATTATGACACTGTAAAAGATGCCACTATACCAACCTCCGCCTTAAAGAGAGCACAACCTCGTTTTTCAGATAAAGAACAAATTTTAAGAGCTATCATGGGTTATGACTATGATTTCTTAAGACAAGTTTCTAACTTCTTTTCCATTGCTAGTGGTATATACCAAAGATTATGTAAATATTTAGCTAATATGTATAGATTTGATTGGTATATTACTCCATATTTCCCAGAACATAAAAATCCTAAAGCAATTGAAATGATGGCTGGAAATCGAGAACTTACAAAAGAAGAGCAAAAAAATGTAGATAAATTCTTTGAAGCGCTTGACTATATGGATAATTTTGAAGTTAAGAAAAAATTTCAAGATATTGCTTTAAAGGTTATAAAAAATGGTGTTTATTATGGCTATTTAGTTGATGCAAAAGATAGAATGATGATACAAGAATTACCTATTAAATATTGTCGTTCTAGATTTGACCATTTGGGTAAACCCGCAGTAGAATTTAATCTTCAATATTTTGACTCAGAATTTAAAGATGAAGAAGCACGAAAGCAAGTTTTTAAATTATTTCCTGAAGAATTTAAAAAAGCTTACGATAGGTGGAAAAAAGGTAAAGTAGAACCTATATTTGAACAAGGCTCTGAATGTTGGCATCTTTTAGATGTTGATAGAGCTTTTAAGATTAATGGTGGCGGCGGGGCAGGAGATATGCCAATGTTAATTGCCGTTATACCTGCTCTATTGGATTTAGAAGATACGCAAGGGCTTGCCGCCAAGAAACTGCAGCAAGAGCTTGTTAAATTAGTAATTCAAAAGCTTCCATTGGATAAAAATGATGAAATGGTTTTTGACCCTGATGAAGCTAGAGATATTCATAATAATGCAGTTAAAATGGTTGCTAATGCTATTGGTGTAGATGTTTTAACTACCTTCGCAGAAGTTGCGGTTGAAAGTTTATCTGATACTGGACAGTCTAGCGTAGCAAAAACTGTATTAGACTCTGCAAAAGATAATGTATTTGATGAGGCGGGTGTATCTCAGATGCAGTTCAACTCTGAAAACTCTATATCTCTTGAAAAGTCTATTTTAAATGATGAAGCTTCTCTTTATAATATGGTATTACAATTAGAAAGATTATTAAATGATATTATGGAATTAAAATTTAATAATCATAAGAAATGTTGGTTTAAAGTTCAAATACTTTCTACTACTATTTACAATTATAAAGAGATGAGTAAATTATATAAAGAGCAAACTCAGTTAGGTTTTTCTAAGATGTTACCTCAAGTTGCTCTTGGACAATCACAAAGCTCTATTTTGGCAAATGTTAAATTTGAAAATGAAATGTTACAGCTTTGGGATTTATTCATTCCTCCTCTTATGAGTTCTACTATGTCTGGTGATTTCTTAAATAATAGAACAGAAGGAACTGGAAAAGGTAGTAGTAAGAGCGTTGGCGGCGGAGGTTCCGCAGAGATTCCTACTGAAGAAAAAGGTAAGGCTGGACGTCCTACTAATGAATCTCAAGGTAAGCCTACTACTGAAAAGACCGCGGCTAATAAGGAAGCGCAGTAATTAAAATTTTTTATAATTTTTTGGACAGACTTTTATAATCGAGTCTGTTCAAAAATTATAAATAGTGAAACAAAATTAAAAAGGAGAGAAAACTCATGCCAAATTTTCAAGCTATTAGCAATCCAGAGTTTTTAAATCTTCAACCATTAGATGTATCTCCTTTTATTTCATCTGTTGATATAAAAGTTTTTTATTTAGGTAAAAATGATAATGGTTCCTTTATTGATAAAGAGACTGCTACAAAAATGGGTAAAACTTTACGTGGTAATCCTATTGTAGGTTGGTATGATAAAGAAACTCAAGATTTTGTTGACCATGGTGAAGAATGGATACTTAATGGTAAAGGTTTTACTGAAAAATGTTTAACTCAGCCTTATGGTTTTGTTGCTCCTGATGCAGAGGTTTGGTTCCAATGGTTTAGTGAAATAGATAGAAATACAAATAAACCTGTAAACAGAGAATATTTAATGACTAAAGGTTATTTGTGGACTGGACAATTTGAAGAAGCTGCACAGGCTTATAAAGAAGGAAAAGGCCAGTCTATGGAGCTACATGAACCTACATTAGAAGGTTCTTGGGATTTAGACCCCAATTCTGGTTATGAACTTTTTATTATAAATGATGCAAAAATTACAAAATTATGTATGTTGGGGGATGCGGTTGAGCCTTGTTTTGAAGGAGCAAGCGTAACTGCTAGTACATCTTTTTCTTTTGGAAATGATAATTGGGAAAATAAAATGCATACTATGATAAAAGAGTTAAAATTTGCATTAGAAGGAGATAAAGCGATGACAGAAGAAAAAAATTTGGACGAACTCGTTCAAAATGAAAGTGATACTTTTGAAATTCATACAGAAGGAGAAAATCCTTCAATTGAAACTTCTGCTGTAGCGCCTGAAACTACTTTTGATGATGGCGGAGAGGGAGGAGAATCTGGTGAAAGTGGAGAAACCGCTGAAAGTGGCGAAACTACTGAAACAGGAAACACAGAAACTGGTAACGGAGATAACTCTAGTTCTGATAATGATGACGATAAGGGTGATGACGATGATGACCAGGATGATGATGAGCCTACTCCCGAAGAGCAGGAAGAATTAAGAGATGGCACTATGAATGGTGCTAAAAAAGAGTTTAGTCAAGAAGATGTAGATACCCTTCAGTCTACTATCGATGAATTACAAGCTAAATATACTGCTTTAGAAGAAGAAGCTAAAGAATTAAGAGAATTTAAACTATCAGTTGAAAGAGTTGAAAAAGCTAATAAAATTGCTGAATTTACTTCTTTAACAGAAGAAGATGTAGCAGAAATTAAAGAAAATATTGATATTTATTCTCTTGATGATATTGTAGCAAAATTAGCAACTTTATGTTATAAAAAAGGTGTTAATTTTACAAAAGAAGTAGAATCTGAGAAACAAGAAGATTCTAATGAAGCTGAGGCTACTTTTAACGTAAATACGGAAACTTATCTTCCGGAATGGGTTAGAGCAGTAAAAGAAACACAAGAATCAATGAATTAATTATAGGAGGAAACTTAAAATGGCTACTTTAAAAAGAAAAGGCTTTGGTCAAGTAGAACCTAATCACCTTTCAGCTCCTAGAAATGGTCATGTTTATGGACAACTGCCTGCAAAGAGTACAATTAATATTCTTGAAAATGGTCAGTTCGTAAAATATGATTATGCTAATGGTGAGTGTAATTTTACTGGTGATGGCCCTTGGATGTTAGTCTATAATGAAGAAAAATTATATGATGAAAGAAAACAGGCTCATAAAGATTGGGCTATGAAAAAGGATGATTATGTAAAAGGAGAAATGACTCCTAGAGTATTCTTGCTTGAGCCTGGCGATATTTATACTACTAACTGCTTTGAGGCTAATACTGATGACACTTCTGAAACTACTGGTGTATCTGTAGCAGTTGGTAACTATTTCACACCTGGTACAGCTGGCTATCTTGTAGCTGGAACAACAGCTTCCGCAAGTCCTGTACTTAAAGTTGTTAAGTATTACACAATGCCTGATGGTCAAGATGGTGTAAAACTTCAGGTAATTAAATAAGGAGGATTGAACGATGGCTTTAAATAGAGAAAATTTATTCGCATTAGCTAGTAAAGTAGCCAAGAGAAATCCTTCCGCTACTTTTAGCTTTGAAGGTGAGACTCTCACCTATGCAGCTGCTGAAGAAACATTAAGAAATGAACTTCGTGAGCTGTCAAAAGATTATAGAACTTATAAAGAGAATCAGAATACTATCTTTGCTTTAGTAGAAAAAGTTCTTACAGATACTCTTCCTGTTGATGTAAAAGCTCAGTATGGAATGTTTGCAGATGTTTCTACTATTGCTCAAGGTGATAAAGCAGTATTCACTCAGAGAATTACTGAAGATTCTAAGAGACGTGCTAAAAAGAACTTCGTTACTAAAGTTGGTCTTGCTGGTAGATATGAAGTATTCATGCTTGATGGAAAATCCATTGAAGTTCAGATGACTGCATATGGTGGAGCAGCAAGAATTGGTCTTGAGGAGTTTCTTGATGGTCGTTTCACATTTGATGAATTTATCAATATCATCCGTGAAGGTATGGCTGAGAAGGTTTATGATGAGATTATCGCAGCTCTTGATGGTATCGTTGCTGCAATGGTAATTTCTGGTACACCTAACTATCAGACAGAAACTGCTTTCGTTGAGCAGACAATGGATGACTTACTTGCAATTGCAGATTCTTATGGCGGAAGCTCTACTATCTTCTGTACATACAGATTTGCTGCTACTATGGTTCCTCAGACTGGTTGGGTTTCTAACGAGATGAAGAACACTAAGTGGAATCAGGGTTATCTTGGTTCTTACAAAGGACACAATGTAGTTGTTCTTAAACAATCTTTCGTTGATGAAAAAAATACTACTAAAGTATTGAACGACCAGATTGCTTATATTATTCCTAATGGCGCTGAGAAGCCCGTTAAGATTGTATTTGAAGGACAAGCACAGGTTAGAGAAATTGAGAACAATGATGATTGGTCAAGAGATTTCCAGACTTATCAGAAATTCGGCGTAGCTGTTGTTGGTTTAAACAATGGATTCTGCGTATATGAGAATTCAAGCCTGTAATTAATTTTATAGAGATAGAGGGGTTGCATCAAGCAACCCCGCTATTTTTAGATATTTTGGAGATAAAAGGAGAAAAAAATGAGTGATATTAAAGTAATTGAAGTTACAAATAGAGCTTCACATAAAGTTGGGTATTCTTTACCAGATTTAGGTATTCATAGAAGTTTTGAGGGCGGCGAGACTAAAAGGCTGCCTCTAGATGAAGTTCAGCAATTAGCTTGGACAACTGGCGGAATGAGATTAATGGAAAAATATTTGATTGTACCAGATGAAAAAGCAAGAGAAAGTATTTTTGGTAAGATAGAAGTTGAACCTGAATATCTATATAGTAAAGAGGATGTAAAAAGAATTGTATTAAATGGAACACTTGATGAATTAGATGATTGTATTACATTTGGGCCTGCGGGTATTAAAGATTTAGTTGTGGAAGTGGCAGTTGAAAATAATCTTGCTGATATGAATAAACGTAAGTTAATTTTTGATAAAATTGGCTATAATATTACTAAAGCAATTGAGATTAAAGAAGAGACTGCGGAAGTTGCTCCTGCAGTAGATGATAAACCTAAAAGACGTGCTGCTACACCAGCTGCACCCGTCCGCAAGGCTGCAAAACCTACATGGGATTAATAATGTAATAGATAAGGAGGAGCCGCATGGATACACTTACCGCCTTCTCTACTGTTTATAATTCATTTTTAAATAAATGCACTGATGATATGTATATGGAAATGACTGAGGAAGATACTGAAAAGATGTTGAAAAAGCTCTTAATTAGTGCTATTCATTGGTTTGAGTTTCCTAGACATGACATTAGCAATTATGATGATGAGGCAGAAGTTTTTAATATTGAACTAACAAGAGAAGAAGTTAATATTATTGCTACTTATATGGTAGTAGAATGGCTTGGTCAACAATTAGCTCATATTGACCTTGTTAGGGAATTGTATAGTGGAAGTGATTTTAAATTTACTTCACAAGCTAATCATATTTCTAAATTAAATGCTTTAAGAGAGCAATATAAACAAGAAGGTTTACATCTTCAACGCTTATATAAGAGACATAAATATGTAGCTGATGAAGGTAAATATTATTCTACTATGCCATTGATAATGGAGTATAATAAAAGTAATTTGCCAGATGTTGATTATAAAAAACTTAGAGAAGACTAATTCTCTTAATATAGATATTAATGACCAAGCAAAAAATAATTTTGAAAGATTGCGTAATCAAATCTTTAAGCTGTTACCTAATAGAGAAGAGGGCGTTGACTGGATACGTCCTCTTGATACTATTATAGTAGAAATTTGTGGTATGTATAGAATACTACAAGGGCAGCAAGATTTGATATTTTCTTTATTGTGTAAGTTAGAAGGCTTATATGTTCTTGATGATTATGAACATTTTAATCTGTTTAGAAGAACAATTTTTGAGTGCTTAAACCTTTTAACCGAAGTGGAAAAGCGATGTTAGATAGAAGTGAATTGTCAGCTAGACTTTCTTATCACGGCGGCCGTCATCAAGAAAGCCGTATGCAAGATGGAAAGTTACATGCTTTAAGGCGAGCTTTAATTTATTCTTATCAAGGTTGTACTATTCAATTGGCTGACGGTAGAGAGTTTAGAGCTTTAATAAATCCAGTAAAAAATTCAGAGGATAAAGATTTAAAACAAATTTCAATTCCTTATAAAGATATTTGTTTAAATTCTGATAAACCTAAAGGA